CCGCAGGTCCGTTAGGACCATCAAACGCTTTGGCAAGCGTTCGATCCTGGCCGTTTTCATGCGATGAGCACGGCTCCGCTCTTGGTTCTCATACTGATCCGGTACCTTATCCGGGTCAGTTCTGTCAAGTGACATCAGGAACCACCTGAGCACTCCCCCTTCGCCATCGATAACATATGATGGTGATATCGCCCTCACGGAGACATGTCTCTCGTACCAACCATGCAAGTGGGAATCCCACTTAGCTCGGAAAGGGACGGGAAGAACAGTTGTCTTCGCGAGAATGGAAGAGGTTATCTCCGTTTCCTCGTCAACGTGACGAGGAAGTAGCTTGACGCAAGCGTCAAGATACTCGTCAGAGACCTTCACAGTCTGCCAAAGACCGGCCCGATAGGCCCGGTTTCGGAATTCTGAGAAGCGACGGATGAGATCCGCTTCCCGACGTGATGTTGGAACATCTGCACGGAGGCGTACAACTGAGACATCAGTCCCAGCATAGTATTCCTTCCCACAGCTCTCTCTGAACCGTCCGGTCCAGAAAGACTTGTGCATGTTGACCTTCAACCCGAAGGCTGACAGTAGATCAACAACGTCGGACGTCGCGTCTGTCGGGATGACAATGTCATCACCGTAGACGCTCAGACGCCCCGGGAGATCCCGGGGCCTGGTGGAATGGCCCCTGCGCTCCATACCCATCGCAGCAATGATCGTAAAGACCACTGCTTCAAAGGGAAATGTAAGCGCAGACCCCATGGATGCATACTTGTGAAGGGTGATCTCATCACCCTTCACACTGGCCGTGCGCGAGCGCGCGGCTAGCATGAGATCCATAAGATGCGGCCACCTCGAGAAGGTTCGACGAACCATCGAGAGGTGGACACGGTCAGACGCCTCACTCAGGTCGAGTGTGGCAAGGTCTCCGGTAATGGACGCGATTCGCGCCAATTCCTGATTCCTAGACTGATCCGTAAAACCCAGTATCTCGCGAATCCAGCTTTTATCGATAAGATCGTAAAAGCTGTTCTTGAGAGCCTGCTGTGCAAACTGCACAGTAGCAGGCTCCATCGCGATGATACGTGGTGTTTTCTGCGTCTTTGGGACAGACGTGACCCTCGCGGGTAACTCCTGACCCAGGGATATCGACGGTGCAGACCAGTTTCCACTATACGTCCCATAACGCCATTGGGGGAAAACCCCTTCAAGTCGTTCGGGCCAATAGTGGAAGTCCCATCGCTCAGGCATGGATAGCCTATCAGCGGTGGAACCTGGTCCAAACCGAGGGATGAGTTCAAAGTTCGCGACCTGACGGTCGAGTTCGTTGAAGACGTCCCCGAACAGGCGAAGACACATACGGCTGTATGCGTCATCCAATTCGACGGGTATACCCCGTCTGAAGTGGTCGCCCAATTCGCGATCGGTCTGGATGTAGTCATAGAATGCCTTGTTCTCTCTCGCGGGAGTACAAGGCCTCTCGACTTTTCCGACCAAGTTGGAAACTTGGCGGATCGCCCAGATGCAGTTAGCATCGGGAGCATCCAATAGTTCACCAGAAGCTGAGAAAATGCGCCTAAGGAAACCTCGCATAAATGCGGGGAGACCTCCTTGCCTCTTAAACGAAGAGGACAGGTGGAGCGTCCACTTTCCATCGGAGAGACCTCTTTCGAGAGCCTTCGATAGAAGTGGTAGTGTGATAGTAAGGAAACTATCACCCTCAGCTTTCCATCTATGCATGAGAGTCATCTCATCCATAGAGGTGTTGACGCCGCAAAGTAGTCCTGCATCTCGCAGGACTGCCAGGTGGAGAGTTACCAGGCTTTTCAAGGTTCCCCTTTCGAGGTGTTCCTTCCAGCCGATAACTTCAGGACCTAGTTTCGCCTTACGCTCGCGAGGGCAAATGCCGAGATACTCACCACGGTGAGAATCACGACTGCCATCATCACGAGCATTTCCAAGGCGCTCATCGCTCTCCTGCAAGAATGCGCTTCAGAAGCGTCTTCGTGCTGGCCTCCAGAGCGCCCGTGAGGGCGTCATAGAGGGCCTCGGTGTCTGCAACAGTGTACCCAGTGGGTAGCGCTGCAGAGACGCTGAGCGAAACAGGCTGGCGTGACTTGACCTCCGTGAGGGGGTCAGTCACGATAGTCGTTCGCACAAGCGACGCCGAACTACGAAGCGTTCCGTTCTTGTCGACCTTTTGGGTCACGAACAGATCGACTCCGTTGATCCGGTCCGAATAAACGTTCGTTTCCGAACGCTCTTCGAGACGGGGCAGAGTGCGAGCGGCACCAGAAATGGTGACGCTCTGAGGGTCCGAAAGCATCGGTTCTCCTTGTGTTGGATGTGGGTGGTTGTTTGTGGTGTGTTAGCGCCGAGCCTTTGTGAGGCCTAGCGCGCCCAGAATCGCCAATTGTCCAGCAGAGAGCTGTTGCATGGGATTCAAGACGTACCCGAAAGGGTTTGCCTTCAATCTCTGTTTGTGCTCGGCCTTATATCTACTGAAGTAAGTAGATGGGCCGAAATACGTATGAGTCTCGCGATTCTTACGTATATCAGAGAGAAGAACCGTTGTCTCCAACGTTTCTTCACGCATACCGTATGCGTATGAAGACAGGATGCGGTTGGACGTGGTAGCATTCCACGCATCTAACTGGCCTCCGATGTCGAAGAACCAATCCACCAACCATGACCAGGGTGCCAGCTGCCAGAGGTCCATCGGGGTTATATCCCATCTCATCAACTCATCGAGTTTGACGAGGTAGGAGGAATAATCCTTCTGGCCCTCAGGCAGTCGTACAAATTCAGCTTCAAACGAATACTTAATGGTATGTCTCTGGGAAACCCAGGGACTCCATGGCATTTCGGTTGAAGTCTGAAGCGACGAGCCTGTTGTTGCGAACTGAGAATCAGAAATCCTCGCGAACGCAGCAACAAACTGAGACGAGCTAGTGATAGTCTCGTCCTTTTCTGTCATGTCTCGACGTCTGTGTGTGGTAGCTTGTTTGCCAGTGATGGCAAACGTAGCTACAGCGAGTGCTGTAGCTATCTTCCGCACATCCGACAGCAAGGGTATCCACCCAAACTGTACGTTGAGATAGTCTGAACCCGCATCACGAACACGACGAGTCTGCCTTGTCAAGGTAGACTTGAAGTTTCGCTTTGAACCTGTCGTAAGAAAGGCAGGGATCAAAGCCGGGAGCCCCTCACGGAGCTCACCGATGATTGCAGACATAGACAGCTCATCAGCCGTCGGTGCCGTACGCCCGTACTCAAGCGCTGAGTAATTCGAAAGCCCGTTACCTACGGTCGTGAGACCATAGGGAAGACGGAATCCTCCAGAATTATCAGGGATCATACACAGATTCTCATAGACTCTTGTAGTCTGAAAAGGCAATGCGTATGAATAGGAGAAAGGCTTATCGAGCTGCTTGTAAGTAAAGCAGTCCCAATTGTGTCCTCTATCCTTCTTGAAAAGGGCAGCCAACTCTGGGTGCGACCGCTCTGCAGCGGATCGTTTGAGGGATTCGTTATCCTCAAACCAGGAGTAAGGCTCGGCCTGCGCCATAGGAATCTTGGCGGAAGATCCAGTCTTTTTGGGACGGGATCTCCAACCGATTTTCTCATGGTACAGGTCAGTCTGGAGAGAAGTTGAAGTAGCCAACACACGTGAAGGCACTTCAACAGAATCAACAGATTGAAAATACGGCATGGTCATCCTTTCGGTCAGAGAGTTTCAGAGGTAGGTACACCGTACCTATAGTTGAAACCGGGCGTCAACACCCGAGAGCCCTCCTTTGCTTTTGG